CGGCGAACTGCTGCTGCAGTGCCGGTGGCCAGTTGGTGTAGCGGGACTCAGGCACCGTGAGCTTCACGTCCAGATAGCTCTCGACGGCCTCACCAGAAGCGACGATGCGCTCGGCGATGGCCTTCAGCTTTTTTTGCTCCCAGGACACCTTCTTGGGCAGCTCGAACTTGATGCGCAGCGGGCCATCGCTGATGTGAGCAGTGCCGAAGTCACGGCCCGATTCACGCAGGGCCACTCGGGCACGTTCGCCGTAGCACTGATCCAGCGCCGCATCGAACTTGGTCCGGGCCTTCTTGAGCCAATCGATGGCAGCGTCGAGGTTCATGCAGATCTCGTGCTTCTGCATCGGTGACAGCGCAGCCAGTTGGCTCACGGACATCCCCCTTACTGATACGCACGAACCGAAGTCGAATAACGCGATACGCGTCGTTCGAAAGCTTCGATGTCAGCCAGGGCATAGGAGACCCGTGCCCCGAGTTTCATGAATGGGCATCCAAGGGCTTCCTGACGCCAACGACGCAGGGTCTTGACCGAGACTCTCCAGCGCTCTGCGAGCTCGTACTCGTTGAGCGCCAGACGTTTCACGCCGGCCGTGGGGTCCGAGCGGCCAATCCGCCCGGTTGTTGCTGAAGGGTGTTGCGTTTGCATTTCGATGTGCCTCCTGTTCAAAAAGGGCACATCGCAGTTTCCGCACGGATTTATGGGGAGTGTGCGGGGACGTCTATGGGAGATTTATGGGGTTCGCCGCAGGCGGTATTTCCCGTGATCGATCAGATCGAAAACGTCCTCTCGCATCAGTTTTCCGTCACGGAACGCATCATCGAAGGATTGGTACGAGGAGTGGGCGGCGATCTTGATCTCTGCCCAGGTCACGATCGGTGAGGGATAGCCGTCCGTACCCCAGGATGCCTTGACGATCCTTGCCCGCGCCGGTGACAAGCGAATAGCTGTCTCGAAATGGGGGAGCAGAAGGTCTTGGCCATCGAGGTATTGCGTCCGCTGATCGGATGCACTCGAAGGTGTCAGACTGCGTAGTACCCTGACGAAAGATGCCGAATCGAATTGGCCGCCCCCTTCCTGCGGCCCGATGAACTCTGAAAGCGCCCGCGCCTCATGGATGCCCGGAAGGGGAAGGAGTGGCCGCTCTCGCATCAGGATGACGCCGCTCCGCGCCCAGGCCGGGTCGACGAGAACCGACGACAGAGCTTCGGGCGAGGCGCTTGCCAAGCGTCTGGCGATCAACACTGGCGCAGGCTCGGTGGCCTTGCCGACACGAAAGTCACCAAGGTGCCAGAGTTGGTGAGGGATGCGAGCTTGTGCCTTTACGTCCGCAGTTTCCAGGCCGATCCACTCAGCGAGATCGCGCAACCAGGCATCGACGCAAAAGTCCTGCAGCGCAATTTCCGCAAGCGGTCGCGTCAGAATGCGCGAATGCCACTGAGGACTGCGATAGCGGTACACCCCGGCATCCTCGTCGATCTCGACGTCGACCTCGATCTCGCCGTCCAGGAAGGAAATCATCTGGCGCGTGAGGTAGGTATGTGCCGGGCGTAGCCAGCGACGCTGCACGAAATCACCTGCGCACCTCCCCATCCGGAAGGCGCAGACAGGCTTCGTCAGGTCGCTGGCTTGCTCCAGTGCTGCCAGAAATGCGAGGTACGCGGCACCCGTACTCGACATCAGAACTTGACCACCATGCCGAGTTTCTCCAATTGGGCCATGACCAGCTTGCGATCATCCTCGGTCTTGCTGCGGTCATTGAAGCCGTTGGGCGCGGTGACCTGGACGGCCACCTTGTGTGCCTTGCGATGCCGCTGCTTGGCCATGCGCATCACCAGCTTGATCTGCGCCGGCACATAGACGGACAGATCGGGGTTTCGATAATCCTGGCGAGCCACCTCGTAGATATTCCTGTCGTCGCGACGGTCGGGCTGAATCGTCATCATGCTTTTCAATTCCTGGACGATCTCACGATCCCCCGCCTCGTCGTGGGTTTTGCGAAGCGAAGGGCAGGCCACCTTGAGGTGCTGAATGTCGATACGCTCGACGCCCTCGATCCGCTCGCTGACGAGCTTGGCAAGAACGGTCGGCGAGACGAATGCCGAGAGATCGAATTCCAGCATCGGCATGTCCTCGATCGCGCCGTCGGCTGCGAGTACGACATCACGAAAGATCGCAGCCAGGTCGCGCCGAATCTCACGGTCATCACTGAATACGCTCAACGCCCCGGTGACCGGCTCGCGCGAAAACCGGATCGACAGTGCCGCCAGGTCGTCATGGGAAACCTCCTCCCCATGCTCGACCTTCGGGTAATGGACTTCGGCACCATTGAAGGTAACGGTCAGGGTATCCAGCACCTCCTTCGCCGGATCCTCGTCATCAGCCTCGTCGTGCCGGTGCGCATGGCCCAGGTCGCGGCGGCTGAACTGCTCGATGATGACGTCGTCACGGGGCGCATTCGGATAGAGGAGAAGAATTCTCTCCTTGATGCGCTCCTGCATTGCGTCATCCAGTTTCGGCGTTGGGCCCAGCGGGCCACGGTAATGGCTGGAATACGCTTCACTCCTCCATTGCCGGTTCATCACCTGGACCCGCTCGGCGTGGTCGAAGCGCCTGCTATCCCGACGATGCTTCTCCGGGTATTCCTGTTCGAGATACAGATAGAGCGCACGCCCATGGGGGTCGCAGGGGCGGCCGAGCACCGCTGCATCGGCCTCGTCACCCTCATCGAACAAGGACAGCACGGCTTGCTTGCCATACTCGTCGCCGAGGATTTCGATGCGTTCGGCGATCCGCTCCAACCGTTGCCGCGTCACCGGTGATGCTTCGCCCACCAGCGGGTACAGGGACTTTCGCACGGTCGGAGGCAGGACGCCTTTGGCCTTCTCCATTTTCTCGGCGAGTTTCTCCGGCATATGAACCCCCTCGTTTCTGAGCAGCCGGCGAAGCAAGGGGATGTTCTTGATCTTGCGCACCAGCCAGACGAAATGCTCCATGTCCGGCAACAGATCGGGGCCGTGGTCGGCCGATGCCTGCTTTACACCGTCCTCGGATGTGATGGCAGTCGCCCCCGAATCGGCCTTCGGGCTTTCTTCTTGTGCTTCTTGCTGCTGTTCGGTTACCGCCACCATTACGTCTCCTTCAGAGTTGCGCGTTGCGCGAACGCGCAACGTTACTACCCAAAAAACGCCGGCTTGTGGCCGGCAACCTGAGTCCGGAGATCCCGGACAACTACCTCAACCGGCGGCTCCCGACAGCAATCCGTATCGCGCCATGCGGACCTTGATGAAGCGACCGTGAACACCGAAGCGCTTCCCAATGGCCTTCTGCAAATTCTCGAGGTCGAAATCGCCAAAAGGTCCGTCCGTTTTGACCGTGAAAGTTGTTGGCGCTTCCTCCTCCAGCAAGCCCGGGCATGCCACCAGCGTCACGTCATATTTCGGAGCCATCTCGATGACAGCTTCGACCAACCGTCGGCGGGGCACCAGCAGTGACCCCATGAATTCGTTGGCGCGAAATTCCGCGATCCGCTTTTCCTTCTCCCGTTCTGCTTCGACGATCCTGGCAAGCAGCCCTTCATCTTGAGCAGGCGACACGCCTGGGGACGTCAGGTGTCCGATATCGTGCGTCGTGGTGCGGTAGGCTTTTCGCTGCTGTTGATCCGGCGTATCGAAAAGCCCGGGAGAAACCTTCGAATCCGCGATCCAACCTGGTGCATCGAACACGGCGTGGCCGAGCTCATGGCCGAAGGTACTCAACACCAGTTCCTCCGTCATCCCTTCGCCGACTGGCGATACCAACAGCGACACCGCATCTTCGCCCGCTCCCGGATCGAACTCGCACAGGCCGCACACCTGTTCCCCTGTTTCATGGTCGGTGACCGGATGATCGAGACTGACCCACAGGTCGAAACTCAGTCCATTGACGTTGAGGGTGGAAATCTCGCGCAGGGTTGAGAGCGGCAAACGGTCCGCGTCATCAGCAACCAGCTTGGCGCGCACCGCGTTCGCGGTTTCCTCGATGTCAGAATTCTTGAGAAAGTGCGGCCGGAAATGGCCGGAGTGGCGGTAAGCAACCGAGAGCGACGTCATGCTCAGCCCTCGCTCTTCGGGCGTTTCCGATAGGCCAGGACAACATCGCCGAGATTCTTTTGCAGTTCCGGCGGCAGACGATTCGCCTGTACAAAAACCTCGTCCAAGTCCAAGCCGAGTTGCTGGGCCGCCTTGGTGATCAGGTCATCCTTGGGCGGCTTTTCCATATTGCGTTCGATCCGCGACCAGTACGCTGGCGAGATATCGATGCGTCGGGCGAAGTCGTTCAACGGAATTCCGGCTTCCTCCCGTTTTTGTCTAATGAAGTCTCCGAATGCCATGGACGGTTTTCGATGGGTATTTGGTCACCATCAAGAATATCGAACTCGCCCACTGCCGTCAACTATTTTATCAACGCGCAATCACTCTCAAGATTGGCGGATATCGCTATTCCCTGGGAACCCTGCCCAGAAATAAATTAGTCGATTACCCGCCATTACCCTGCGTTGCCATCCAGTCGAGAAGATCAGACATATTATCCATGACGGTTGCAATTCCCCGGAGCCGTCATGAAGAACCTCGAACTCGCATCACCCTCGGAGATGTCCGCCAGCGCCCGTGTTGGTGAAATCACCTCCATCCTTGCGGCCGTCATCGTCCGCACGCTCGTCGGCGACGATCAAAAACAGAGAGAAGTTGGACTTGGCTTCCTGCCCGACCAGCGCGTTCATACAACCCCCTATCAAAAGGAGAAGTTGTGATGAATGAAACGCTGATGAAGCAACAAACGGTGGCTCGGCAAATTGCCGACCTGAGCCAAATGTCCATGGCCGAACTTTGGCCGCTATGGGATCGGTACTTTCCCCGCCGCCCCGACTACCCGAACCGCACGCACGTCGAGTCGCGCATTGCCTACAAGCTGCAGGAGGAAGCCTTCGGCGGTCTTGCCCCCGAGACGAAGCAGCGGCTGGAAGCCATCGGCGCAAAGCACTCGAAGATCAAGCTGCGCGCCAATAAGCGTGAGTTCAATTTCGCGCCGGGCACAGTGATTCTGCGCGAATGGGGCGACCGTGATCACCGGGTGACGGTCAACGCCGAAGGTCGCTTCGAATACGAGGGGCTCACCTTCAAGAGCTTGACGGCGGTGGCCCGCCACATCACCGGCCAACACTGGAGCGGGCCGCTGTTCTTCGGATTCGGCAAGGGAGGTGCGCGATGAACGAAATCGCCGCTACCCGCGCCCGCAAGCGCTGCGCCGTCTACTGCCGGGTGTCCTCGGACGAACGTCTCGACCAGGAATTCAACTCCATCGACGCCCAGAAGGAGGCTGGCCACGCGTACATCGCCAGCCAGCGCGCCGAAGGCTGGATTCCGGTCACCGACGACTACGACGACCCCGGCTTCTCCGGCGGCAACACGGATCGGCCCGCATTGAAACGCCTGCTGGCTGACATCGAGCGCGGCCTGATCGACATCGTCGTTGTCTACAAGATCGACCGCCTGACACGCAGCCTCGCCGACTTCGCCAAGATGGTGGAGTTGTTCGACCAGCGCGATGTAAGTTTCAGTGCCGTCACGCAGCAGATCAACTCGGCCACATCAATGGGCAGGTTGATGCTCAACGTCCTGCTGTCCTTCGCCCAGTTTGAGCGGGAGGTCACCGGCGAGCGCATCCGCGACAAGATCGCGGCTGCCAAGCGCAAGGGAATGTGGATGGGCGGTGTGCCGTCCATCGGCTACGACGTCGTGAACCGGCAGTTGGTTATCAACGAGGCCGAGGCGGCAGTAGTGCGCCGCATCTTCGAGGAGATGCTGACCATTGGCTCGCCGACGCAGATCGCCGCCAACTTGACCACCGAGGGCATCACTACCAAGGCCTGGACGACGCAGGAGGGCCAGACCCGCAGCGGCACGCGCATCGACAAGAAATACCTGCACAAACTGCTGCGCAACCGTATCTACCTGGGGGAGTTGTCGCACAAGGGAAGTTGGTACCCTGGCGCGCATCCGCCGATCATCGATCAGGCGCTTTGGGACAAGGTTCACGCGGTGCTGGCCAAGGACGGCCATGCCCGGTCGGTGGAAACCAAGATCAGGTCGCGCACCGACGCCTTGCTGCGCGGCCTGCTCTACACGCCATCCGGCGAGCGGATGTACCCGACCTACTCGAACAAGAGGGGGCACAAGTACCACTATTACGTGTCTAAGTCGGAAAGCC